AACATATCTGTCGGACCTTTCAAGTATCCATATGCATTTACCAGACATGCGTACAAAAGTAAATCTTGGTATTTATTTGATAGATAGGTTCCTGCTGTGGCTGGAGCCGGTGTGGATGTGGTATCTGTTATGGTTTCTGGCTCTTTGTCATAAGCAAGTGTTATCTCGTAGGTTTTATCAGGAGTTGGTGCCACCACCCAAAACTCCTCATCCCAATTAGCATAATATTTTGGAATATCCACAGCCTGTGTGCTAGGTGTAGAATAATATTCTGCCATGAAACTGGTGTCTCTCTGTTCCAGATAATATTGATTACCATCTTGATCTTTGAATTGTACATATCTGATGGCTCTAAGATCATCTGGGATAGTCACATATCTATTTCCAACAATCGCGTTGGATGTTGCATAGAAAACACTCTGATCAGTATCTATCGCTCTGTAGATTTTATTCTCAGCATTTTTTATTATTGTATCTAAAATACTATCACTCAATACGGTGCTGCTGACCTCTGTATAGTTTCTAATATCCGATCTTAGGTTTGATAAAGTGTATGCCATTATCCGTTTACTACTCCTAATGTTACTGGTCCTGCTGAACAGTTATCTCCACCACCAGATACACCACCTGTTGTAGCATTACTAGTGCTTGTTATGTGAAAAAAATTTATAGGATTTGTTAAAGGATCTGTTGTTGTTGCTCCCGTAACATTTCCTGCAGAGTCTATCTGTCCTAATGATATTGTAAAACCATTAACGTTATTTAGATCACTGACATTATCAAATGTTGGTATGTTCGCAAAAGCCTGTAGATTTCTTAGATCAGCCGGGTCAGATCCACCTGGTCCAGCACTTGTTACTTGTGGTGAACCTCTAAATCTTACAGTTGATCCTGCTGCTCTTTGATGATCCTCTGAGAACACATTAACAAAAGTTGTTCCCCCAGATATTACAGTTGTAAAAGGATTAGTATCCAAAAGAATTAAACTTGTTTTAGATGCAGGTTGTGGTCTTGGATTAAATAAAGCCTGTGGATCAGAGCCAACTGGTTTTGGTTCTAAT